TAATGCACTTATCCGACTCCCTGATAAATTATATCGAGCCACTACGTCACCACCTCCTTGCAAATCAGCATCGTGGTCGACTTGCCATAATCATATGTGTGCATTACCTCAAATACTCTTGTCCCCCATAACACCCGCCAGCCTTTACGTACATCAGCGCGATACCGAATTCCAATCTCTCGCGTTAACTCACTAGCCATATTACCTGCCAGGTCTGCTGTATTTAGGGCAGGTTTTTTAAACTCTGCCCATACAGTTGATTGGGTTGCCCACGCTTTATTTATATATTGCTGCAGCTCAATTCGTTTATCCATGTGCCCTATAAGCACATTAAACCTTGCTAGTCCACATATCTGATACATGGGTAGCAAAATAATCATATGGTAAATAGAAATATCCTTTATCTCCCCATCCTGCGCCCCATGAGTTGCGAACAATGACCTGCTTTTTTGTGTCATCGTAACCCACAGCGAGAACGGCGTGACCGCCTAATAGTTGTTCATCAGCAACAGGCATCGGCACGACTCCAGTCGTTGCTACGGCATCACTTTCAAAGGATTCATACACATCAATTCCTACTACGACAGGCTGATTAGCAAACAAAGTCGCTTTCAGCAAAGTAAGTGAAGTTACTCGATGGTACTCACTGATTTTGTACTTCACAGCATCGGCAATATCCTTTGCTGTTGGGGCCTTTGTGAATTTTGCTATATTGTAAGGCTGTTCTGCTTCGGGACATACTCCCATCGTTTGTAATACCTTCATGCCATCACGAATCATTGCTCCAGAATCCTCATTTATTGTGTTTTCAAGCTTACGTTCTTCATAATACAAGAACAATCTGGATAACGGTACTAACGTATGCTTTGCTTGTAATAAAAGAAACTCACGTAGACCAGACGCAATGGCGTTAGCCGTACATGATCCGAGAGCTCCTTGATCAACTACCGGACTACATAGAGAGCGTAAATCAACACAGGCCGGCAATTGTCCTGCATGTTCAATGATTGCGCTATATACCTTATCTCTTAAATCGTGGCTATCTTTCTTTAGTAAATATTTTCTCATGACAAATCTCCTTTATTATTTATACTGGAATTTCCTCCCACATGAGCATGGCGGCCACACTGATAGTCGTGGTCGCTATGGTATTGAGTAGTGCAAGCACTCCACCAGGCGGGACAATAAGACCGCCATCAAATTCTTCTACACAATCACCGCTGATAAATGGAGTTGGTGTTGCACCTTGGGCAGCTACCAGCGTTCCAAATCCTGCTGCGTGTTGAATTACTAGGGCATTGGTTAGTCCAGTGAGTGCTACGGAAGCATTAAATCCTTTGGCTTGACTTCCCGCTTGTGCGAGAGTTTTTCTGCTTAATGGCGTTAGACCAGTGGTGATCGCTCCATTATTAATACTAGTTGCCCACACAAAACCACCGGGGGCAACTGCGGAAGCGCCAGCCACAGCTATTTGCATCTTGGCTTTAGACATAACAAGATTGACAGTAGAAGTTAGAGGATTCCATACACCGATAATTGGGGTCGTTGTGGCATCAAGAGTAACGGTATTAGCACTAAGTGCTACGACATTTGATCCTACGGAATATAGATTTCCTCGGTATGCTTGCTCATACCATTTGCCATGCAGTTCAGTAACAACCAAATCACCTAATTGACCAGTTCGCAGATTTGCGGGCATCCCAACACCCATAGATTGTGCTGACTGCGGTCCTACTACTGCTTGTAATATCATATGGATTACCTCCTTATATTTTGTCTGTACTATTAATAAAATCTGATATTTCTTCTTTGTAAAAAGCGTTTGGCATAGATAACATGAGTGGCAGCTCTTTTAAATAAAAACTTTGTAGTTTGAGCTCCATTAAAATCAATTCCAGTAATTCTGCTGGAGCCATTCTTCCACCAGAACTATCAGCATCACGAACGATTACAGGATTCGTATTACTTATTCTAGTAGGATCAACTCCTGCAATGACTTGATGCCCTTGTACATCAGTGATGATCCTTCTGATTAAATTACTATAATCGACTCCACCTATTGTCACTGGATTAGTTGTAGGAGCTGCACCAATTGGAGCATTACCACCCACAGAAGGAACACCTGCAAGTCCACCAGTTACTGGTGTAACACCCCTATATTGCGCCATATTTACAGCTGGATTCACTGGGGGTGAAAATGGTGTCATGCGATATATAGCAGAGCAAGAAACGTTTCCACCGGTTACTGCTGTTGATACCCTAACTCTAAAATATCGAAAATTTACAGGCCCAACAAAATATCGGTTGGTGCTTGCTGCGAGAGTTAACGTAGCGGCCCCTATAATCCCAGATGCTGCTGAGTCTAGAAGTGTTAAAGCAGACCAGTTATTTGAGGCATCCAAACCATTAGAGCTTTCAAAGGTTACTATACCTGCTGATATCCCAGCAGTAGTATTAATCTGCACTGCTACTGATCTGTACTGCAAGCAATCTTGCATTGCCAGGATATGGAATCATATACAGCAGGATGACCGTCGATGCGTTTTAGCTCTGGTGCGTCGTCCTCTACCGGAACTACCATCGCTCTAAAATCTGCAATATTATATGACCGCTAGATCATCTTGGTTTTATCGAAATTTTTCTTACTCATGATTTCCTCCTTCTGTTGGCTTAGTAGCCCCTGCATTATTTAATTGATAGTTATCAATTATTGCGGTCGATACGAAATTTAAAGACTGGAGCCGCCTGTCACCCTCGTCAAATGGTTCAAACCCAAAGATGTCATTAATCTCATTTAGAGTCATGAGGCCTGTGTTAGTTGCGAGTGTTGCAAGCTCAATCTTGTTAGCTGTTGAAAGGTATGCCGTCTTGTTGTAGTAGCATTTTACCCGGTGCCCAACATCTTGCTCACGCTGAGTAAAGAGGCAGCTCGACATGCCCTGCTCAAACTCAACAATAAAATCTTCAAGACAAGATTGGTAAAAGGCGCTGTGCTGTTCTCCATTATAATCGCCTGAAAGCAAGGCTTCTGATATACCGTACCTTTCGCGTACAATACTTTTTAAGAATGCCATGACTTCACTTTTGATTTCAGCAGGTTTCATATTAAGCGGGGTAAATTCACCAGCTAAGTCTGTGGCAACAATGCCTGCTTTACTGGTGAATATGTGTTCCTCAAATTTATCTCTAGCGGCCTTTATCTTGTCGGCATCAATCAAAGTTTTTGCTGTGTAAAGTCCAGTAATCTTTAAGCTGGCTTCAATCGACTTCGGCAACCCCTGCAATACCTGATCTAATACTTTGACTGAGCTTAACAAATTTGCTGTATCAGGCGTACCGTAATCACTACCACCACCGACAATTGTATTCTTACCGCGCCGCCATTTAAGGTGAATTACATCATCATATGGCAAGATATCAAACGAGCCATCGCGCCAGTAAAATTTCATCTCCCAAACGTTATTGCCGTCAGTACCAATCTCAATCTGTGTGGGATTAAGAGGGTAAAAAGCTGTGTATTTACGGTACTGATTGCCCATTACGTCCGTAACAATATCATATTGTGGGTAGATGAAGCAGTTGCAATCCTTGCGTCTCAGCCATTCACAGCATGCCAGGAAGTCCTTTGTCGTCTGTAGTGGGTTAGGCTTGAATCTAAAAAGCCTGGTGATATCATCATTTTGCTGACGAATACTCCCAGGCTTTTGCATTACAGATACAATATCAATTTTGCTGATCTCAGTTGCGATGCGGTCAATGCAGTTATTTACGAAGTCGGAGAGGTAGACGTCCTCGCCGAATGCTGAGAAAATAGCGCGACCATCATTGAGTATCGAATTGAATTGCCTGTAAGTATTCTGCTGATTGTAGCGGTCAAAGATTCCTTTGAAAAAGTTTAATATCAAGTTTTCACCTCCTCGCCATGAACTCATTTTTATACCGACTGTACACAGCAAAAGCAATGATAAAGCCCAAGGCACCATCTATACGATTCTTTGATTGTCCATATTTTTTGATGGGCATAATTCTTCCGGTTGCATCCATTTTGATAGACACGTTACGCAAGTTCCAGAGATCGATTGGGTTGTTATTATAGTTGAGAATCTTATTTTTCAGGGCTGATTCCAGTAAACGCATTGGATTAGATAGGCTTGAAAAATCCATGTTGATGCGCTCCAGTATTCCTTCGCCAAAGTGCTCAACGAATGAATTTTTTAACCCTGTGGAATGCCAGTTATCAAAACCGCACATGTACGGCGTCATCTTGTAATTCTCATAAAGTGAGTAAAACCACTTAACAACAATGACAGGATCCACCTTATCCCCTGGGCAGATAGTCACCAGCCCTTCCCTCGCCCACTTTCTGTAATCCTTCTTCTCGGGATTTGTCTTATTATCATCTTCAAGCATGGCGTCAGCTTTGCTCTCAGGGATAAAGTACATCGTAAGTGTGTAAGTCTGCCCTGAATCATGATCATAAAATAAAGCCTTGGCATTACACAGATCAGTTGTCTCTGCAAAATCTAAGGCCCCGATATAATATTTACCTTTGAACTGCTCCGGCGCAACGGTGGCTGTGTTTATTATGTCTGCATCAGTGAGCCACGCCGTAGCTGAGTTTTGCTTAAAATTAAAATCCTTACTCATCATATAAGCCCTAGTTGCCGTCTCAGTTTTAGCTTCTTCGATGATACCCTCTAGGTACGGCCGCTTTTTACTTACCATTAAGTTAGGATTGGATTTATACCAAGAGTCTTTACTTTGAAATACCTCTTCCTCAGTATCTTGCGTGTACAAAAATGATAGGAACCTTTTATTAACGACTTCACCTTTTAGGATGCGCCTAGCATAGTTAAGACGCTGGTCAAGGTAGCCTTCGATAAATCCTTCAGTCGTAATCTCCAGCAGAAGTGGAGCAGACTTGGTACTCATGGATTGCTTCATTGGGCTAACTAAAGAGGAATCTGCCATTTCATGGACTTCATCAATAACCGCCAAATCTAAGTTCCTGCCTTCCTTGGCACTTGTTCGGCCTGATAGCTTCCGTATTTTCGCTTTGTTTTGCCTAGAGAATTTACCACGCTTACTTTTTTGCTTCAAGCCACCCATGAATATTCCTTGGATATTCTTGCGCGATACTTTAACTAAACTTGGAGACTGCTCACGCATATTGGCACATTCATCAAAAAGAATCGCCGCTTGATCATAGGAATTAGAAGCACACATAACATTAGTACCTAAATCTCCTACAAAGAATTCACAAAGCGCAATGGCAGCAGCCATACTCGACTTACCATTTTTACGAGCGATCAAAAGAAGTACATCTGTGAATCTTCTGATCCATTGCCCAGATTCTTCGTCGTATATTTTGAAGCCGTATATGGCCTCCATCAAACATTTTTGCCAAAGTGCCAATAAAAACGACTTACCACCGAAAGGTGCGATACTATGATGGCATTTTTCCTGTATGAACTTGATTCTTTTATGTGGCTCAGTCATGTCGAATTGGTATTGATCATTCTGCAGGTCATTCAACAGGTTATCTAAGCACAGTTTTATTTCTTGACCAATGATGATTTCGCCTGACTGAGTTTGATCAATATATTCTAATAAATATGACTGTGGGTATTTTTTTTTTAACTCAGTCAACACCTGCACTCACCCCACTCTCTTTTTGCATTCTCTATGTTTATCACTAGCTTCCATATAGCTGAATTTTCATCAAGAGGTACAACACTTTCAGAAAAAGACGACTAACCTGATAGGCATTAGTCGTCTTAAAACTCCCAGTTGCTTAGGCTGGGAAACGTACAAACAAAAAAAGAAGGGGGCAGGTATTTATCCTGCAAAGCCTTCTCTAATAAAACAGATATTATCTTTTACATTGGCACCCTCGACCTCTACTGAAATTCATCCTCACCCAGCAATGCAGACAGGCGAGAGATATCATTCAAATAGTTGGCCCATATAAACTATGACTTTATTTTAAAAGTGTTACACGCTGTGCCGTCAGCAGATTTAACCTTGAGATCACCACTTGATTTAACTTCAATACCATCAGCAGTACATGCAAAGTTATCATTGTGATGGCATTCTTCACAGTGGCATTTAGTTACTTTAGACATTATAATCACCCCCTTTTTTTTAGTATTGCCTATAATATTTAAAATATAATAGCATTATTAGTCACTTATTGCACTTTAGACGGAGCAAACGTAATTGAGGGGTCATATTAACACTCATCAATCATATTCTGCCAAATCATCATCCTCTTCGCCCACATTCTTACCCAGCAATGCCGACAGGCGAGATATGTAACTCAAGTAGTTCGCCCGAACTTTTGTTATCATCCTACTTATCGGCAGCTCCTTCTGCTGCGATTGTTTGGCAGGATTAACGGCAACTAGGCCAGTAATTTTAACTATCTCATTCAGACGTTCAAGCTCAACCCTTAATCTTGCCGTTTCCATTATCGCGCCATCTACTAGCGATATTTGTTTTTCATCAACACCAGAGAATAATTCCTTGATCCTTGCGTACTCTTGCTGGACTTCCAAGGCTATCACCAACTCTCAAAACTTTTTGGAAACTTTCTGGGAAAAAGTGAAATTTTCGGTTTGCGTGCTAAAGGGGGATGCCCCTCGGTTTTTGGGAATGAAAATTTAATCAATATGGTGGGGGGATTGCGCATCACTCAACATACTCACCCCACCATTTCGTAATGTACTTCTTCCCACTGCTATCAACCCTTTGCAGGCATTCATCCTTAGTAGAATCAACATAGATTAGCTCTGCCCCTAGCTCCCTCGCAAGCCTCTCACGTTCCTGCTTGTTAGGATAACCACCAATAATGTAGCAGTCGTGCCAATCCCCATAGCGCGTCTTAATCATGTCGATCATCTTATCTCTAAGTGCAAAGACATTAAACCTAAGATTGTTCGGCTTATCAAATAAGCTTTGACCACTGATGCATTCATACAGTTTATCAATATCAAGCACCATATCTCCGTAGCTAGACAACTGATTGACAATTGTGTTCTTGCCACTCATAGGACTACCATAAACAATATAAACGTTGTGCTGATTGTATCCATAACGCTTGTGAGCAGCATCGTGACATCTACTGCAGATGAGGTCAATATTATCTTTGTTAAGTGTTACATCCATATCTTTAATATTAGCAGGCGAGAGAGCAATTTTGTGGTGACCTACTAACTTCGATGTATCGATCACCACTTTACTACACCTCTGGCAAACTGGACCGTGCTCAACAATAAGGTTGAAACGAAGCTCTCGCCAAGCTTTAGAAACATATAACCACCTTGCAAAATCTTGTGCCATATTACGGCCATTCCTTTGATTCTAGTTCTTTCTTTTTCAATTCCAGCAACTCATTGTCGTTAATAACCTTGTGAGGATTCTCCATCCACAATTGTCTCCTTCTGTTCTTCAGCCAAAAAATTTGAGCACCAACGTCAGGAGCAACCTGCTTCTTGGTTTTCTCCACCTTAGTTTTCCTTGACCCATCAGCCGTTTGCTCGATAATTGTTTTGACTTCCTCATATTCATAACCAAGAGCTCGCTTGCACATAGCATTTTCGACCTGAATGTCAATGACTTCCTTGCCTCTTTTTAAAGCTGTAGAAATAGTTGGGTGTGTACTTACCCAAACACGCAATGTTTCCACTCTGATTCCCATATTATGTGCGATCTGTTCCCTTCTAATTCTAAGCCCATCCCTCGCCCACGCCTCAATTCTGAGTAGGCCGTCGGGTTCAAGCCATTCTTTGTATTTGCCTCCGGTCATAACGTCACCCCCTTTTGATAATAAAAAGGAGCCTACTTTTTAGTAAGCTCCCATACTTATTGATTTACAATTTCATCTCGAGTAAATTTCAATGCCTTCATCAACGGCCCTGTGTTTATCTCATTATCCAGGTAGCCTTGCCGAATAATATCAAAATAATGTTCATTTGGCATGGCAGGCATATCTTCATACTGCTTGGCCATAACGTACAGCATGGCTGTTTGATCTCCATCAACTGTTGCAATGGTCACTACTTCTTTTGTATATAACGTTGGGTAACCCTCGTAGCGATCTAATGCCAGTTCACACTCTTTAGTTATTTCCCACAAAACAATTGGTACCCGCTTTCGACTACTTCGCTCGACGTTGGCCACACCGCTACGTCCGCCTCGAAAGGTAAGCTTGTAGCCCAGTAGTTCGCCTTTCCCGATTACTTTCGCCTTGGGGCAACGTGCCCTCATTTGCTCAAGATGCATGTTGCTACCATAGGCCGCGTATATTTTAGTATCCATGATTTTACCCCTTTGTTGGTTTATTAAAGGGGCAATTCCTGCCCCCTGTGACCCTATTCTCATGAAGCACGTCTCCAGGCGGAGTTGCCCCCAAGCCTTTCTAACAAATGGAGCCTACAGGTTTTGAATTCTTCCCCGATGAGGCCAAGTCTTAGCATCCAGCACCGGAAGGTGTATTTTTCGTTGTCGGTGGTTGTTCGTTTCGCGCTTGCTGATTTTTGCCTTAGGGCTTGGTGGCTCAGGGCTAAACAAAATTGTATGTAGGCCTTAATTTTCCCAGCGTGCAGAGTGCCGTTGAAAAGTCTAAATTCAACCGTACCTTTGGTGAAGGTGCTGCGCAGGTTAAGGCCATGGTAACGGCTGTTGTGGTAGTGCCGGTTTCGATCTTCATTGCCGTACCCTCCATACCAAATATCCGCCAAGGCCTCTAAGGTTTTTGGCTTTTTCTTGTTGATGGTCGCGATAAGATCGTCATTTATCTTTTTGCAATATCGAAGTCTTGCTATATCAATGTTCAAGCTTTTGTAAAGTAAATCCTCCTTACTTGCCATCAGGTTGACCAGGTTTTTCAGGGTGTTTGGAGTATGAGGCTTGGCATCAACATGCAGGTGTATCCCATTTTGATAAAGGCTGTCGCTAACCGCCCCAGCTTTGCGCAGTGCCCTGACAAGTTCCTGCAAAGGTTCAATATCTTCATAGGTGAGTATAGGGCTGACAAGCTCGACCTTATATTCTCCACCAGCTTCGACAAGTTCACCTCGTACTTTTTTCATTGGAATGATGCTTGCGTCGCTGACAATTTTCCACGCCCTTGCCTTAGGGTCAAATACATGGTATTCATCGTATCGTCCGCCGACTTGATGCGTTAGGCCTCCAAAATACTTTGCAACCACATCAGCAGCTTCTTTCCTTGTTATCCCCGTCATTTCGATTTCAATCCCAAACCTTTGCGTTCTCACTTTGCTTTGCCCCTCTCGAGTGTGCTTCTTTGCTTAGTGTACATATTAGCTCTAAAGGGGCTCGTTATCCAGTTAATTAGCGGGTAATTCTATCATATATCAAAGTATACACTGTCAATTTTATTGCTCCAGATAGACTTGTTTTGTGGCGTACGATAACGGGCCTTGGAAACGAACAAGATCATAAGTTAAAACTTATGGCTCTTAAAATATAAAACAAGGTACTGTAAATTTGTAGAAATCCTGCTAGTTTGGTGAGTATATAATCTTTTAAAAACAAATGTTTACACTTGCTATAAACTTTTTTGCATACAAATTGACTCTTTTAAATCCTTATATTGTCCATAATTTTCAGTTATCAAATAACCTAATTGATTGTATAATCCCATCGCTTCAAACAGAGGTTCACCTGTTTCTAAAATCAATTTACAAAATCCTTTTTCTATCGCCCGCTTTTCTAATAGACGCATTAACTCCTTTGAAATTCCTTTTCCACGAAACTCCTCTTTTATAAAGACACGCTTAACCTCTGCTACTCCATTTTTATAGAATTTAAAACTAGCACAACCAACAGGAACATTGTCATTATAAGCTAAAACCACATCATGTACATCCTCTAGGGTGTTGTATTGAATATACTGTGCACGATTTCTTTCTCCACCTGCAATTTCGTTAAGGTGGTTATCTAGCAAATGACATAACTCAATGAAGTCTTGATTACAACCATCGGTGTAGATAAATTCCATTGTTGCCTCCTCATGATAATAAGATATTATATAAGTGCATTTTTTTATATAACAAAAAAAGTTGTCATACAAATTGACAGCTGAAATACATAGTATATACAAAATAAGAACATATGATGAAATGACATGCCGTGCTTTGTCTCTGATCTTTGCGCTTATGAGTAATCACGGTTATGGAGTCTCATATCCCATAGGTTTTAGCTTTACAACCTTAAGTAATTGGCTTAAAAACACTTAGGGGGACTTAAACGCTCCAATAAACCCGTAGTTGCATAAGTACCCCATGAACATTATAACTAACTAGAATGTCTTTAATCTTTATTAATTATTTACCTTCTTGGCTTTTTTCCTGAATTACTATCTTTTTGCTTGAAATCAATTTTTTGCAATGG